GCCCAGTCACCAGCAAAAATTTTACCTACAACCTGAGATCCGATAGTCACAATGAAGTGCTCGGTAGCAGTAGAAGATGTATTAAGAAGGTAGACCTTAGTAGCCTTATCGTCTGTAAACTGAGTGTCAGCAGCAGCGAAAAGAACGTAAGCGGAGTTAGCGCTAGTGCTCTTTCTACCGAGACCTCCTGTTTGGGTCAAGCCAGTAGTAGTGCCAGCCTTAGTAAGAGTTGCTGTCTTTGAAAGAGACAGAGCATCACTCGTCAAGTCAGAGCTTGCGAGAGTGATTGATGCAGTTGTAGTTGCCATTTGGGTTTTTTAGAGTTTGGTTGTGATGCAAATATAGCAATTTATCGCTTCTTCTTTTTCACCCTGTATCTCGACACCCTACCCTTCTCTCTTTTCTCTTTTCTGGCCCTAGCCTTCTCTGCGCCAGTAAGTTCCGATGATGTAACTGGAGTTTTACTTGAAATCCTTTTGGTAGGCCTAAATGTCCTATCACCCTTAGAATAGTCCTTATCTCCAGACAGCGTTCGCCAGTCCTCCTTGAACCATCTCTTTAGATTAAGGCCAGCCTGTGTCTTCCTGACCTTAGGCATTACTTCTTGCTCTTCTTTCCCCAGTTGGCAGCACCAACCTTACGACACTTGGCCAAGGCCCCTGATGCGTATGCAGATGGCCAAACGCTGTAGCGAGCCTTCACCTTGTGATAGCAAGCGTCTTTGTTTGTCTTAGCTTTCATGATTCGCTGTTTTGAATTTTGCCTTTGCAACAGCCCCAGGATGAGGCTTGTAATCACCCTTCATCAAGAAGTAGCGTCCACGCTCCTCCATCCAGTGATATCCTTTAGGGGGGTCCACAGATACTGTCTTCTGAGACACCTTGAGCTTCCCTCCTTTGTTGTACTTGACAGCATTCATTAGCAATTCCACTTTCTAAGGGCCAGAGCCTTGCGTGTAGGCTTGCCGTTTGGTTTCTTCATTGGGCCCTTCACTCCGCTCATGCGAGCGCAGAAAGACTTTCTTCTTCCAGCCGCCTTGCTTCCCTTCTTAAGCTTAGATGGAGGCGTAGTGACAGCTGTCTTGAGCTTGCTGCCTGGGTTCGCCCTCCTGTATGCAGCCACACCCTTTGCGGTAAGCCCACCAGATCTACTCTTGTGAACCCCCATCTTCATTTTAGGCATTACGCCTTTTCTCTTCTTTACTTTGGGCATAGTGCAAATATAACAAAAGGGGCCTAAGCCCCTTTTTGTCATTCTTCAATCAACTCTCCGCAAAGAGCGAAGAACGAAGGTGTTAGATCCGCGTCGTCTGGAATATCATCCAGCTTGATTTTTACGATCTTCACATCTGTGTCTTGATCCAAAAGCTCTTGAATCTTATTCTCAGCCTTCGCAGCCTCCTTTTCGTTAATCTTACCGTCTTTGTCAGCGTGAGTTTCTTGAAGCTTTTTTACAAGCTTGTTGCGCTCGTCTTCAAAAGGCTTTACCACCTCAGACAGACGGTTGATATTCATGGCTACAGCGTAGCCAGCTTTAACACCTAGATTTTTTTCAGTTACCATCGAAAGGGCCTGAAGACAGTTTATACTTTCAAAAAGTTTCATTGATTTGGATTTTAATTTGCTCAAAGTTACGAAATATCATCAAACATTAGAGTGAAAGGTAGCGCTTAAGTTGCCACTATTGTCTACTGCAACCCTATATCTCTTCGTGTTGTCTGGGGTTGTAATTATAAGTCCTTTTCCTGCAGCATTATTTCTAAAGTCCTCTTGATTCAATATTAGAGCACCAGCGGAGTTTAATTTAAGGTACTCGGTTTCAGTTCCAGAATCACCTGCAGAGCCAAGGTTGTAACCAGTTCTTCTAAGTACCGACCACGTATTATTAAAGTAGTTTTTTACAAAGTTGTAGCCAACCATAACTCCAGCGTTTCCGTCAGTGTGTTGGAGCACAGCGGCGCCGCCAGACATTTTAACTGACGAGTTTCTAGACGACCCCTTCTCCTCTACGCTTTGAAAGTATCCATAATAAGGGGTTCTATTAAATCCAAACTCAGGTACTCCGCCAGCAAGAGCATTAGCGTTCGTAATGGTAATTGTAAATTCTGAAGATCCAGTTCCAAGCTTATTGACTGGTATAGTAATAACATCTCCGTCAGCGTAATTTGTAGCTTGTGAAAGACCTCTGTTGGAAGTATTAGTCAATCCAGCGTTACCACCCGCAGCCCCCTGCCCTCCAACATCCCAGTAAGATATAGCGCCAGCCTCGACGTGAAACCTAAGGATAAGCCCCTGACCAGAATTGTCAGTAGTAAAATCTCCGTCGGCTTGCTTTAGAATATAGTACCCGTCAACAAGACCTGACGTGGATGATGTGGTCTGAGTTTTAGAGTCAAATCCAGCGCCCTTTATGTTTGAAGCAACCCAGTGTATGTTGTCGTAAGCAATAGCGTGACGCTGATAGTTCTTAATGGCAGCGTATAGAGAAGAGTTGTTGTTACCAAATTGGGCTCCAGAAGCAAAATGTGTGCCACCTCCTATATGCGGCCAAAGGCCTTGAGTGGAAATAAATCCACCCGTGTTAAAGGCCTCTCCTATATGTATCCTTCCATAGCTCCCGCTGTTGGGGGCGTCGTACATAGGGGCTTTATTCTGCAAGACCCCGTGCTCTTTTACGTCACCCCTTCTTATTCCGAATGAAGCTTCAGTAGAGCTTGCCCCCAACTTCCCAGCAGGTATAGTTACAGTGTCTCCAGCAGCAAATCCCCAAGACCTGTCTGGGTCTCCAGCAAGATCTATTGAGGATATATTGCCCGAAGAGTTCACCACAAACTTCATCACCAGTCCAGTGCCGCTGCCATCAGTCGTTAGATCTCCATTATCTTGAGACAGAGTGTATGTAGCCTCTGTAGCAGAGCTTGTATCAGTTTTTTGAAGCCTATTTCCCCATTCAAATTTTTTGTAATTATACTGAGCAAACACTCTTTGAATAGTAGTTTCTCCACCCTGCTTGTTGTCTATACGAATGGCGGCACGAGTGACACCCTCATTGCTTCCAGAGTCAGCAACCTCAAGGTGAAGGCCATCAATGGTAAAGTCCTTTATGGTTGTTCCACCGAGAGCCTGGAAGTTAATACCGATTTCGGTCTCACCACCTTCCACTATACAGTCAGAAAGCTTGACGCCGCTGCTACCTCTAACCGTAATAGCGGCTTTAGAGGGGTAGGTGCAATAGTGACGATCTTGAAATACCTGAGAAACATTGCTGGCTGAGTTAGCAGTACTTGCCCCTTCCCAGTCACCATGAGCCAAATAAAGTCCGTAATTCAAGCCACCATAAAGGTTGTTTTGAACTCTAGCGTTAAGGCAGAAGTGCATCCTAAGACCATAGTCTGCTGTGCCAAACGTCATCTGTTCAACAAAGGAGTTGTAAGTGCAGTCAATCCTAAGAAGGGTCATGCCAGCGTCTCTATTTGGCCCCTGTATGCTTCCGTTCCTTATGTTGATTCTTTGGGACATATAGTCCACACCAGAGTTATTTTGAGCAGATCCGTATCTTGAAAGATCTAAATCAGTCTTTCTCCTTGCGAACATGGTGTATGGAGCTCCAGTATCAAGGCCTACAACCTTAGACCCATTAAAGTCTATAATATATACCGCAGACCTAATAGCTCCGACTCCAGCAGAGCCTATTGGCAGCTTAACCTCTCCGTTTATATAGATTAGCTCTCCTGGGAATAAAACAGGAACAGTAGCTTCGGTTTGACTCGACGATATAGAGTTACCGACATACAAAAACATTTTGTTTAACGCTGTGGTATTGGCAGTAGCTACAGAAGAATTGGAATCGTTAATCTTTAAGCCCCAAGCCAATGGAGTTACAGGTCCGTTTATTACTGCTTTTGCGAAATTACCGTTATCTAGCGTAATTACAGAGCCCCCGTCATCTGTAAGGGCGTCAGCAGACGGCTTTATTTCGTAAAACATTCCCCCTCCATCACCATAAGACAAATAACCCTGAGTGGCTACTAGATCTCCAGAAGAAAGAGAGGCGGCCTTCATTTCTGCAACCGTGTCAAAACCAGACGTAGCGTCCCAAGCTACATCCCCAGAACCATTTGTCTTTAGAATATATCCTGGAGAGCCATCAGAAGAAGGCATATTAAAAGAAGTGCCTCCGATTCCAAGCTTAAGCCTACCAGAGCTAAGCAAAGTCATGTTGTTGCTAGTCACCCCCTGAAGGGTAGACCAGAATAAAGTGTCTACATCGCCATCAGTATTGTCTGTTACGTTTACAGAAAGAGCCTTGGCTGTGTTGGTCTGTATCCAGCCACTGCTTCTTGGGCTTCTGAAGCCGTAAGAACTTGAAGACGTAAGACTCAGGCTTGATTCAAATGTAGACCCAGTGCCCGAAAGACTAAAAATTGCGTTGTCGTTTTGGCCGTCAGCACTGCCTATGTAAAGTGTTGGGATGCCAATAGCCACGCCAGACTTCTTCTTAATAACAAAAGAGGGCCTTGAAACACTTATGTCATTAGCTGCTTCACCCCCTAAACTAAACTCTAAATTATTGCCTATAGTGACTTTTCCGCTGTTTTGAACCCTAAGGCCCTCGACTTGCTGGCTACTGCTATTTGTATTGATGAGCCTAATATATCCAGTACTAGGAGTGTTGTTTAAGATGGACATGTCAGCTGTATCTCCATTGTTCTGAAGACCAAAGCTGCTCTTTAGAACGCCCTGAGCATGAGTTTGACCTACTACATGAAGCTTAGATGTGGGGGATTCAATCCCAAGCCCAAGACCCGTAGGCGTAAACCTGCCCAGGATCTCGGAATCCATCGTACCATCGGCCACATGTTTAGCAATAGTAACGTTGTTGTTATTGAAGCCACCGATGAGTATGTCGCCGTCGCTCCTCAAACCAATAGCACCAACCACGCCTTCGCTTCCGTACCTTTCTATATTATAGGCCCACTGCCCTATATCCCCATAAGGGTTAGGAGTTTTGGCCAGTATTCTACCGTTAGTTTGTATTTTGTATGAAGTATCTACCGCTGCAACCCCAACCCCAAGTTTTTGAGAAGCAATAACATGTCCCGTCCTGCCGTCTACGCTAAGAGAAGCAGAGGAGGTGCCGAGGGTGGCGTTTGTGGGGATGACATCGCTATCTTGAGATGTCCCAGCAGACGTCATTGCAGATTCAGTGGCGTAGGCAGTGCCGTCTTGCCCTACGTACTTCCCGTTAAAAGTTCTTACAACAAGGGGATTTTGAGTGTCTGCTCCTCCCTGAAAAGTAGAGAGCTCGGCTCCCCTTTGCGTTGAATGAAGTCTCTGTCCAGCAGTTTCAAGAATATTCTCATTGCCCCTCATAACCAAGAAGTCGCCAACGCTACCTAAGTTAAACGATAATTTTCCGTTATTAGCATTCGCCGAGCCGTCATTATCGACTTTGTTGTGAATTCTAATCCTGAATTGAGAATTGGCACCGTTGCTACCAGGAGAGTGAAGAGTTAAGTCTCTGTATGTTGAATTAGGGTCTCCAACAATATTAAAAGAAGGGGTAGAGTTTGATGTAAAGTATAGATGGTTTCTGGCAAAGAGCTCCAAAGAGTTGCCTCTGCCCCCTGGAGAACTACCATGCCTCTTCATACCTATGGCAGCCGAGGGGTTCCCATCTACAAAAGCAGAGGTGCTTGTGTTGTATCTAGGACCTGTAGTATCTCTTGAGATATAGAACCCATCATCACGAACCTCTGTAAAGAGTACGGGCTGAAGACGAAAATCACCAGAAACAGCTGAGGTGTCTCCACTCTGAACCCTTATTCCGATGGTGCTGGCGGCATCGTTTACGATAAACAGCTTGGGCTGACGGTTTGCTTGTGTGGTGGATGGCTGAAGTCCGTTGTACTCGACATAGTGGTTGGCTGATCCAATAGAGACCACTCCGTTATAGGCACTATGAAACTTAGCCTGAAGCTTTGCCGCACCGCTAGTACTTGTCTTGAATACAAAGTTTTTGTTGCCTAGGTGATTGAACTCCCAGTCACCAGTAACAGAAGAAGGCATAAGCATCTCTACCCCGTGAGTTACATCTGCTGTATCTTCTACATTAGAAAAAAGCTTATATGTATGAGGCGCTGTCGTTATCTTCCTCCCCCCGTCTGAAAGCTCCAAGTAGGTGTCGTCAGGCTTAATGCGAAAAAGCATTTCACCATCTGTGCCTAAGTAATCAGAAAACTTAAAACCCTCGGTTTCAGGGGCAGCAGAAAGAGCTCTGAAGTTAGAGTATGAGGTAGAGAAAAAGTCAAACTTAAACTCATCCTGAATGTTGCCAAAAGATACGCTTCGCGTTGAGGTATAGGGGCTTGCGTTAATAGCTACCCTTTCCCCCGTGCCGCCCTCCTCTATATATTTAACCTGAAAATTTTCAGCAGCAGATTCGGTGCCATCTGTATCTATGACTATGTTTAGACCAGAGGCGCTATGAATCAAAGGTGTCTCCAGCTTTATATTGGCCTTAAGAGATCCAGTTACCGTAGCTCCTCCAACAACATGAAGATTGTCGCTGGTGCTAATCGTTGTTGCACCAACAATAACCTGACCGTTGCGGTATATACCCGCTCCGTCAGAGTCGGCAGCCCAAAAGGTGTCTGTGCTGGTCCCCTCCAAAAGAGTCCAGTTTCCAGGAGTACTCCATCCAGAAAGGTCAGCGCTGCCGTACTGCTTGAACTGATTGCTATCTTTCATGAAGGCCAGATACCCCTGACATCTAAACTCTTCCGCTAGAGCAGTACGTGCCGCATTGTTGGCAAAATAACCAAACCCTCTAATCTGATTGTCGTTAGCATCTACAGAAGGAAAATCCCCTGGGGTCTTAAGTCTATCTGGAATAAATGTAGGCATGCTTAGTTAGCGAAATAGATTGATTGATCAGACGTAAAGGCTCTTTTGTTTGAAGACCTATATACCTTGTATCCAGCTGCGACTCCATCACCATTGTTGATGTTTATAGTAGACCCATTCGATATATCTATAAATGAGTCATCTATGTCAAGACCAGTAGACCCCCCTAGCTTTATGTCTGTGAGAACGCCTAGCCCAGAAAGGGGGTAGAAATAATACGTGTAAGCATCGGCGGTATCGAGGTTGTACCTGTTGCCAGTGTTGTTGTAGACGTAAGAATCCGCTCTATCTTGAAGCTGCTCGGAAGCAAGGGTAGGTGTCGCAGAAACAATAGCGTCGTATACGGCCTGTACCTCTGACTGGGTAGAAGAAGTGGTAAGCTCTGTAGTGCTCCCGTAAAGCAGGTGCCTTTGTCTGTACCTTATCGTGTGGATTTTAGTGCTACTTACCGTTTGAGTAACCCCAAGGCTGTTGACTGGGCTGGATGAGATGTCAAAAATATCATCCCCGTAAGAGGTCCTAGCTGTTTCAAGAGTCACTGCAGAACCATTCAACAAAAAGGGATATGCAGTATTGTTTATATTGGTTGGAATTATGGGGTCCATAACTTGAAGCTGTATAAGGCTTCCATTTCTTCTGACTCTGACCCCCGCAGCGGCAACAGTTTGGACAGATGTGCAGGAAAAAGAAATAGAATTTACAGGCCTAGAGGTGTTGCCTACTTCAAAGCGAGCAATAGATTCACTACCTTGACCCGAAAATCCAGCCGTAGGAGCCAAGGCAGAGAGAGTAAGGGTTGGGGCCTCAGGCGGAGTAAGAATGTTTCTTAATATATTCTCGGTCGTTATGTTATTCGATGGCTGATACAGCTTGTTGAATATGTGATCAAACGCATCATCTGTATTCGTAACTAGAAGATCAGAAGTAATCAATCCAGAGCCACCACCACCGCTTGAAGCCAAGTCTATAAAGTTAAACTCACCCGAATCGGCATCGTATATAATGGTCTGATTGTCAGCAGGTGTACCGCTTACGTCCAAGAGGTTTACCAAGTTCTGGAGGGCCACATCAGGGGATATGGTTACATTGACTCCAGAGCCATCAATGACGGATACAATAGGTGTCGTAGAAGAGGGTACGGATACTACTACGGAGTCGGCTGGCGATGAAACATTTACCGTTATGTCCGACATGATTAAACTTTTGTAGTTACGTCCTCATTGACCGTGAATGATCCAAACAACCAAGTCTCAATTTTAGTAACTTCCCCCTGGGCATTTAGAGTTTCTGCCTGAAAGTCATATACGTAAGAACCGCCGTCAACTAAAGCCATGTTAGCCGCGCTCACAGAAAGCTGTATCTTACCATCAGCACCCCCAGCCGTAACCCTTGATATCTGTATCGTAGCAGCGCCCGCCACAATAGCGCTCGCATTGGTAGACAAAAGCGCGTTGTTACTATCATCAGTATCGGCCTCGCGGACATCCATGTTAAACCCATAAAGGGCTGTAGTTGAAGGTGTGGCGTCGGGGTTAGTTTCACCAATATTTATAGGTGTTGACCCGTCACTAGTAAAGGTTAGGTTCAAGAGAAAACTATCTCCCTTCCTGCACGTAATGTCTAGCTGCTGGGCAATATCGAGATTTACAGAATTAGCCATTTTATATCATGTTTGAAATTGAGTCTTCTAGACCCTTGTTTTCTTCAAGCTCACCACGCCTGTCTTTTCTTTGAGACATAAGCTTAGATTGCTGCACAGCCTGCTTCTCAACTCTAGTGTCCTTTCTGTCTTCCTTGAGAACCTCAAGCTTCTCCTTGAACTCCTTGTCGTCAGTCTTAAATCCGATGGATGCCTTTATCTTAATCTCCTCGATCTCTTTACGCAGCTCGTGAGTAGCCTGAGCTACCATGATCTCTGCCTGAGCCTTGGCTTGAATCTTTTGTAGCTCTATCTGAGCCTCCATCTGAGCCTTCTGCGATTCCATCTGAGCAGACATCTGCTGCTGTTGCTGAGCCATCTGCATCTGTTGTTGCTGCTGCATCTGTTGCTGCTGCATAACCTCCATCTTTCTCTTCTTCCTTCTAAGCATAAGAAGCTTCTCGGCTTGATCTATGTCCTTGAGGTCTCTAATAGCCATGGCGTCCTCTAGGTCTATTTCTTTCTGACCCAAAGCAATTTGTACCATTTGCTCCAGCTGAATCTTATCTCTGTCGTCCATCTCCTTGACGACCTTGACGCCGAAGTTGAACATAGAAAGATCTCCAAATGATGAAAGGACTTTCATGTTGGACTCACCAATAGCGTTTGAGTAGGACTCAAAGACCTTGGACCCCATGGGGATGATCTGAAGACATCTTATGACGTCATCACAAACTCTCTTGAACAACAACATGGAGCTGTTGGTGATATCGTATGTAGCGTTGTTGGACGCCTTAATAGCCTGCTCCCTTACACCTACCAAGGCTTCACTATTGGGAGAGCTGGCATCCATAACCTCATTGATACCCGTAGAGTCCCTTATAAGCCTTAGATAGTGGTTGTACAACCCTATAAGCTCATTGATGTTTCGGATGCTATTGCCGATCTCTCTGATTGGAGGGTTCTGGAAGCCACCTTCTGGGTTTTTGCTTCTGTAATAGAAGACACCCGTCTGCTCGTAAATGTCGTGAAGATCAAGAGGCTGAAGATCACCCCCTTTGCCAAGCTGGACGTTCTCAAGACCCTCAATGTCAATGATCAAGCCGTCTGGCTTAGCCTTTGCAATGGCTTGCTGAATCTTTAAGTGAGTGAGCTGCAACATGTCCGCAAAGCCCAAACACCCTCCAATCAAGGACTTAGGCATCATATCTTGAAGGTTCGTAGCAGAGATAGAGTAAGATAGTCTTGCTCTAGAAAGCTCATGCTGATTCCTAGGAATGTCCTTCTTCATCCCGTATCCAAACAAGTACCCACACCCCAAAACATAGCTGCCACCATATACAGTGGTGATGTTCATTGGAACAGGGACTCTTTCGGTGATACTAGATTTTCTTTCCTTGTAAGAGAATCCTTTGTTGTAAAATCCTCTGTTGCCAAAGCGACTCTCCTTCTCTTCGAAGTACATCGTATCTACAGAAAGGAACTCAAAGTCAAGAACCTCAACGAGGTATTCATCATATCCGTAGTGGGCCCTTCCAGTGACAGAGTCTTGATGTCTTCTGTTGTATGAAGAAGAGTTGTTGCCGTGCCTCCCCATAACCTTCTGAGCAATCTTATCGTACTGATCCTCTGTGAGCTGATCACCAGCAATCCTCTTGAGCTCCTGTATGGATATCTTCTTTACATGCCCAGCATATACGACGTCAGAGAAGTTTGGGTCCTCTGTGTAGCTATGAACGAAATCAAGCGGATCTACATAGCTGGTTGTGATACCGTAGTTGGGGTCATTGTCTCTTTTGACAACAGCCATGCCGCAAACCGTAAGGTCCTCAACGCACCTCCTAAACGTAGTGTCGTTAAACTCATTCCAGTGCAGCGTCATGCTGGCACCTATCTGAGCTGCCACCTCAGCGTCAGTTTTTATGCTAGACCCCATAAAGATTTCAGCCTCCTCAAGAGTCTCTGGGATGTCAACGGGATCTTTGCTTACCGTAAGGCCAGTCTTCTCCTTGAGCTTCATAAGCTCCTTCCTAGCGATAACCTCAGCCTCCATCTTCTTCTTCTCTATATCCTTGTAAGAAGACGAGAGAGGGTCTATAGCCTCTACGTTGGGGTAGGGAGACTTAGAGAGAACGTTGTTTACAACGATTCTAGAAAACTTGGGCAGTATTGGAACTGGAGTAAAATCCAAATTCAAAAGCGTCCCGTCTCCAGCGTTAGGGTCTAGAGAAGAAAGAAGCTTCTTGTATATAACGGTGTCTTGGGTTCCGTTGGCGTACTTCCTGTTCTTCTTGAAGGTGTCGTACCTTCTCTTAAACAAGGAGTTGCCGTCATCCACACTACCCCACTGATTTTCAATAGCTTTTGCGTACTTTAGACCATAACCCATGGCAGACTTCTCCTCGGAAGGTGCCAAAGGATTAGGAAACCCCTTGCCAGTCTTAGCTCCAAAATTATCGTTATACATTATTGGGGGTTGTAGGCATTTCTGCAAATATAGTAAATGCTAGATTCTCAGTTGGTTTTGTACCTTCTGAAGAACTTCTTGTCAACAAAGTCAGAGACCTGTTTTTTCTTTTTGACCTTTTGGGCAGCAAGAAGGCATAATCCAGAGCTAATACTAAGGTCAAACTTGGTTCTGTTGTCAATCTTAAAACCTATCCAGTCCTCAAGGGTCCTGTCAAAGTACATGTTCCCCATCCCCCCATGGTCATAGTTTATGCCTACATGATCGTGTATGTAAGACTCTATCGCGTGAGCATGAGCCTGTATGACGTCTTGAGAGTTTGATGGTATGCCTTTGGTCTTGCTCTTCATACCGCTATTGGCAGCAAGAAGATGGCGAGGTCTATCCATCAAGTATCCATCGTAACCTCTTGATTCAAAGTATCTTGCGATACCGTACTTATTGTTTTCAATTAACAGAGGATATCCGTAAAAAACAGCAACCATTAGGCAGTCTTCGTAGAATATCTTAGCTAAAGGCGGACGGGACGCATACTCCACTACAAACATGTTCGATGGATGCTCCATGTGAAACTTGTTGTATAGGTGCAGCGCACCCTTAGACCCCCGTCCATCGACGGTGGCGTCAAGGTCGTAAGAGTCAACCCCGCCTACCCCCAGCTCTGCATTGGGCGCTACCTTTTTGTTACGATCAAACTTCTTAAGGTTCCTTATCTCCTTTGGAGGCATCCAGGCAACCCTAAATCTACCGTTGGGATCAGGGCTAAACACAACCTCGGTGTCTTTCTCTCCGTTCTTCCAAAGAAAGTTGCCTATGACGACGGGGTTAGGGAACAGCTCCTCGTTATGCTGGACCTGTTCGTATATTTTGCCGATATTAAAAAGGCTACCATCTATACTGTCCCTAAATGCTTCGTCCTCTGTAAAGGGAAACTGACGAGTTATCTCGTTAAGCTCAGAAGCGTCGTTCTTGAGAGCCTCTCTCTCGTTTTTGAGGTAGGTTCTGGATCCTATAGCTATTTCTTCGCCGTCGAGACCATCAACAGGTTCAGGAGGGTTCTTTACTATGGGGTTTCCGTAAAGATCAAAGAATCCCTCAAGGGAGTCGTAAGCAGGAATAAATAAACGGTACAGCCCAGACCTAGTCCTCCCATTCGCGTTCCTCTCTGTAGGATTCGAGTCCCTCCATAAGTCCTTGTACTCTTTTCCCCCCTTGTCCATGGGGTTTACGGTGCTTCCCACCATTGCTTTTCCCACGATTTTTCGCCCTACGATCAAACACGTCCGTTGAATCCTCCAGGCGTCCCTTATGTCTGTTGGTCTTTCCCATTTTCCAGCCTCGTCTAAGTAAAGTATGTGGAGCTTCTCTCCATCATAAGCGTTATTCGTTGTGTTCTTCCAGTTTATCACCGTATTCAAGGCCTCCCCTGTCTGAGAAGTCTTGTTGTTCTTCGTGATTCTTTTACTGGGTTCTCTAAAAGCAAGCTCCATCCGAGGGTTGGTAGTACCGTCTTGAATAGGCTTGAAGAAGAAGGGGTAGTGCCTGAACATGTACACCACCTTCTTCATGAAGATGTTCTCCTGCGCGTCTTTACCAGTCTTAGACTGGATGCCAAGGAGTTTGTCTTTGACCTGAGTGGCCTCATCAACCAAAACGGCGGAACAGATATTCGTATATCCACTCCGCCGACACTTGGTGTACAGCTGCCCTATGCAGCGTGGGTCCGCCTCACACGCAGCCAAATGTAAGAAAATTTCTCTTTGGAAAGAAAGGAAGCTGGGGTGACCCACATCCATCCTCGTCCACTGAAGCATCATGTAGTGGCGCCCCGTAATATATGTAGGCTCACCGTTATTATAAAACCAAAAGCCCTCACGCCTACGGCGAAACTCCTCCTCGATATACGGAGAAAACTTTTGTCGAAACTCCC